TCGCACTTGTAACTCCTGCTGTCACTCCTTCAAATAATAAATTACCAGAACCGACTGCAAATTCACCCTGAACATTATCTAAGATTAATTCACTTGTACTACCAATAGATGCAACTGTTAATCTTGCATTGATACCTAAACTTGTTGTTATTCCTAAAACATCACCAACAGTGTATCCTTCTCCACCATTTGTTATGGTTGCAGATACAACTGATCCAACATTATAAACTACAGTTGCTTGTGCATCTCGACCACTACCAGTCACTGTTGTAAGAGCCACACCTGTAACAGTTTTTCCACTACCATCAGCGGTTCCATTTGCTGGAGTGTAACCTAAACCAACTCTTGAAACAGTTAATGTTCCGGTGGCAATACCTGCTGTTGCAACTAAATTACCTGTCGCCTCTGAGTTATCTTGAGATATAGTATTACCAATATTTGGATGAAGGTCATTTGCTTTGCCAGTAAATGCTGATGAAATACCTACTCTTATTTTTTTAGATACAAGGTTAATTGAATCTGGAAGTAATTTTGGTATCTGTGAGTTACCTTCAGATAATATTGGGTTATAAATTTCAACAGTTCCTTGAGATACAAACTCAGCTCTGTTTAATAAGAATTTTAAATCTTCCCATTGACTTGGTTCCCATGTCGAGGCATTCTGTGATTTAAATAATGAACCTAGTGTTGGTTGATTTGAAACAAACTCATCAGTTACTAAATCATTTTCACCAACTCTTGAAATGAATACTCTGTATTTTGCAGATGCAGATAGCATGCATATACAATATTCAGTTCCGGGTGATAAGTAAACTGGAGATTTAAATGTGAATTTAGTCGCAACAGTTCCATTTGTAGAAGTTGTTATTTGATCAGGATCTAAGTTAATTTGTGAGAATGGAAGAACTTCTTGAGTTGGAGTTCCCAATTTCATTGTTCTCAAATCGAGTTGAACTGGGATACCAGAATCATCTACAGTTTCAAAATAAACCTCGCAACTTGTAACATATACTCCAGTTTCTTCATTCACAAAGAATGATTGTGCTAAAGGATCACAGTCATCTATCTCTGACACTTCTCTTCTTATAAGAGTTCTCTCAAATGTTGATCCAGCAAATTGTCTAGCAGATCTAGATTGAGTTGCACCAACAGTTTCAATTTTAGCATTTCTTACTGATATAATATTTTCTTGAACAGTCTCTAAAATACCGGATGCTTCAAAATTTTCTACAGCAGTAGTTGTTGCTTCACTAATTCTATTTTGATTGTCGTCAATTAAAGTAAATACTTTTCTTCCAGTTTCAAATTTTGGATTTACATTTATATTTGGATTTGGAATAAAGAAACTGCCCTGCATTGATGCAGCATAATCGGATATCAATCTTACATCTGATATCTCAGCTTCAGCACCTGATGTTCCACCTTTTAATATCATTCCACTTTCAACTCTACCAAAGAAATCGCCTTGAGGTTGTTCTGCTAATGAAACTAAATCAACATTAATTGTTGTTGATGTTGATGAATATGATGAAGGTATTACAGACGCACTCGCACCAGTTAATTGAACAAATCCGGGAGTTCCAGAGTATGTCTCTAATGCATTAACTGCAGTGCTAGTTGTATATGGATTTTTTGCATATACTCTTGTTGGTGCGTTGTATGGCCCTTCCTTGTGATTGGAATTTGCAACTCTAAATGTTATTTTTGCAGGATCTGATGCTATATTTTGATTTGATGTCACGGTTCCTGTTACTGTTTCTCCCACTTGGAAAACACCAGATTTCATTGTAATCTCTAATAATTTGGGAGTACAATATTTTGTAACATTGATTCCATCAAAGAAAGCATACAATCTAGATTGTGGTTTGAATCCTCTACCTTCAAATGTAATATTCCTAGATCTCATAATAGGAATAGTTTCTTTACTTACTGTTCTATCACCAACCGATTCTTGATCGAAAGTTTCAGTAATTAATTGTCTTGTTCCTGATCTTGTTGAAGTTCCAGTTTGAAAAGTGCTAGTGGTAGTGTCTTGGAATGTTTCTGTTATTTCTTGATTACCGTTTCTACTCATCCTAGTTTGTGTTCTTGTATGACTATGAGGAACCTGTTCTGATCCAGTCCATACAGTTTGCCAACCACCCCATAAAATATCAGTTAAACCTGTTTGTGGATCAAGACCTTGATTTTTTTCTGCTTCAGCTATGGTTGTTGAATAATTCCCTTCAGTTTGAATTATCTTAGGTTCCAGACGAACAGTATCAACCCATGTATCTGAAGCTGGTGTTAAATCTAATGATGCTTTCCAAAAATTAAGTATAAAAGGTGTTACGCTTTCCGATCTTGTTCCAAACGGTTGACTTAAAAATACAGTTTCATCATAATCCAAACTAATGACACTACCAGTTTTTTTAATATCTGTTCCTTCTGGATCAGCACCATTAAATATATTATTCTGTCCTTCAACAGGCCCTAATTGTAAGTCAATTAAATTTGTATAATGTGTTGGTCTTGCCTCTTTTTGGAATGTATCAATACTATTTTTTATTCTTATACCAGTTTCTTGAGGTAAGAATGATGTAAAATTATCAACAAAGAATCCTGATTTAAATTTGTTCAATCCATTTTCATCAGTTACAAATAAGTTTGCAGTCGCAGTTTCTAAAAGAGATAATGATGTATAATATTCTAAATTCTTTATTCTTTGCTCTAACTTACGAATATCTTTCATTCGATATCCTTTATGTTTTAAGAAAGATAGAGATGCATCAGATACGTCATAAAGATATGGTGGTAAGGTAACTTCTCCTATTTCGAGAGAGTCATCCAGTGCCACAGGTCTATCTGGATCTTCTCCGGGTGTTCCTTGAGATATAGATAATGTTCCATACTTAGTGAGATATATTTTATCAATTCTACCAAGATAGAATGAAAAATCCAGTAATATAGATTCATCAGAAGCGAGAACATTTGCAGCTGAGTTACCAGAAGCATTAAATTCTCTTCCTAAAAATTCTAATGGTGATCTATTACTTTCTGATACAGTATAATTTGAAACTCTTGGTCTAATATCAATTAAATCTGTGTTTCTAATACCATTGATTGATCTTATATCACTTTTATAATCAAAACTATCATAAGAATTTTTAACTGTTACATCCCCATCATCAGATGATTCAAAATATGCACTTGTGAAATATATTTTTAATCTTTTGCTTGGTTGATTAGAATCTTTATCTCTTGTAACAAATCCGTGATTATAGAATGTTGATTTTTGTCCAGTGTTAAATTTGTAATTATTGACAATATTTTTACTTGGAACATCTATTGTATTCACAATACCTTGAATATTTGATTCTACAAATGTAACGCTCTCACCCTCTTTAAACTCATTTCCATTTAATGGAATGAAAGATATTTGAGTATCACTTATTCTCTCAGCATAAACACCAACTGCATTGGATGAATTGCCACTTATTTTCTCACCAATAATCATATCTGTTGTTTTACCAGCAGCACTATCGATAGATGATAAAGTTATTTTTGGCGCAGATGCATCACTTGTAGTAGTAGATTCAAATATACCTAAAACATCCAAAACATCAGGAGTGTTAAGAGATATCTTTTTATCTTGAACACGAGTTCCAAATGGGAAACTTCCAAACTCTAATCCATCATTTAGTGTGGTTAAACCTGTTCCAGATCCTTCAATTTTTGATTTTGTAACAGTTATTGAATTTACTCTTTCTTTTCTTTTGACTTTTGCTTTTGGACTTGTTTTTGCAAGAGTTGCGATTAGTGTGGCTTCCTGATTTGCAGTTAAATCTGAACCTATGTTACCAATCTGAACAGATCCATTACCAGCAGTGAAAGTAAATTTATCTGAAGTAAGAACCTCAATTGTTCCATCTGACCTTATAAGTGAATATCTTTCTTCATCAAACGGTAAAAATGTTTCATTTGTACCAGCAGACACTGCAGAACTTAATTGATCATTTGAAGCATCAATAACAACATCAAATAATTTTCTAATATTAAGTGTTGCACTTGATATATCTACATCGGATATATTATCTTTCGGCATCTCTGTGAACAGAGTATTATCGTTAGATTTTTCAAAAGGAGTTGATACAAGTGTAAGATCAGGAACCTCTAGAGATGTGTTAGCTGTTCCTTTATATAAAGCACCCTCTGTTACACCGGTGACTGTAGTTACACCAGTAACAATAACATTTTCTGTGCCTACTGATGTAATTCTTACTAATGATTTTAAGTTATTTCCTAAACCACCAAATTTTAATATACTTCCTACTTTTAATTTTCCGGGAAATTGGGGGTTTCCGCTTGTAATCGTGCTTATAGAAACAGATCCTGATCCAGTAGCAGATGTCATATTAGCAGAACCAAATACGAATTGATCTTTTTGAACAATATCTCCTTGGAAAGTTTTTGCAAATCCTACATCGCCAGTATTTTGATCCGTCAAACCTGGCCCACCAAATATTGCTTTTACATCAGACATACCAAATGATGTAATCGCAAGAGCAACACGAGTATTTTCTACACCATTGAATATGAGTGGTTCATTTGGAATAATATCTCCCTGTGTTTCATATAAAGTTAGTGAAGTGCTATTTGATACAGCTGATCTTAAAAAACCTGTTGCACCACTAAATTTACCCTCAACAAATACTGGAGTTGAAAGTGTATGATTTGTATTTAAAGTAACTTCTGTAAATGTTTGAATATCATATAATGAAATGTCAAATTCATTGACATCACCATTTGTTGCATTATAAGATCCAGATTCTAACGCAAAATCATATATTCTCGCTAAACCAATTTCTTTACCTGCAGCAGTAGATTGAGTTCCTCCTTGTCTTTGATCTCTCAAACTCGCTATGACTGTATTACCGATTCCCAACTCTGCCGATCCATGCACATTATTTAATCTAAGTGTTCCACCAGTGTTATAATTTATTCTTTGCCCTTTGAGAGTTTTAGTTGTTCTTGGTTTTAATACGTCAAGATATGTAGAACTTGATTTTTCAATTTCATATCCTCTTACAAAAGCCTTTCCTGCTGATACTTGAAATAATGCTAAATCTTCACCCGCTATTGAACCACCCTCTGTAGATTCTCCTTGATTATAAACACCATTATTACCCAATTCATCATTTAATGAATCTTTTACTGTAATAGAAAATGGTTTTGTTGTGTAATCACCAGATTCCGCAAATGTTCTTCTTGCAAGTTCATCATCAAGTATATTATAATCAGATGTTGTTGCTTTTGTTCTTAATATACCATTTCTCACTGATGCTAATTCAACAAAATCATCATCATTTAAGTCATCAATACCTTTAAAAAATAAAGAACAAGTTATCTTAAGACGATCTGCACCCGGAGCAGCATAATTATTAAAACCTTTTGAGTTATCTGTTAAAGTTTCATCTTCATCTGAATTTATTGTTTCTTCTAAAAGTCTTAATCCAATTCTACCTGTTGGTGTATTTGAATATTGACTGAGCAATAAAGTTTGTGTTGGTACATTGACAAAGGTACCTCTGACAAAATAAACACCCTCAGACACTGAGTAAGAAGCAGCAGTTGATGTTGCATTAGTAGATATTGCTGATGCGAATGCTTCACCCTTTGGAATAAATGAACTATTTTCTGGCCCCGAAACGATGTCCACATCTGCAGCAAACAACTCACCATCAAGGAAAGTTGAATTTGAGTTAGTCACTCCCGACGAGTCATATTTAATGTAAAGTGTTAAATTATCCCTTTCTGAATCTGTTGAACTTAAAATTTTTACAATAGTTGCAGTTACACCTGATGTCAGTCCAACTATTTTACGATTAAGTAATTGGTCGATATATGACTGAACAGTAATTCCTAGATATTCATTATTTAATTCTACACAAAAATAATCTACAAAATAAGTTGTATTTCCGGGTATTACCTTCGCACCTTCTTTAAAAACATGTTGACCAAATTTTGCAATTTGATTCTGTAATATTGATTGTAAACCAGTTAATTCTCTTGCTTGAACCGGGAGTCCGGGTTTAAACAATACCTTATAGTAATTATCATCTGCATTAAAATCGTCAAAATATGGCGATACATTTAGATTGGTGGATTGTGCCATGAGTGATTAGAATTGCAATATGATTTTTATATCTTCTTTTTGGTTAGAAGAACGAGTGATGGCTGGTCGATGATCAACGTAAATTATATTACCAGAGTATTTTTTAACCTCTGGGTTGGATACACCATTAGTAAATGTTTGACCAAGATAGTATGTCTTATTATTTATTGAGGTTGATAGACCGCTAAAGGAAGTGTTGATTGCTAAAGTATTTGATCCATTGTTAGGAACAATATTAAAACTACCTCCATCAGAAATATCAGCAGTAAATCTATCTGCATTGAACCCATGTATTGGAGCAGTTGTTCCAACACCAACCGTGGTAAATCCTGCCATTGTGCGATCTTGCCAATATTTTAATACTCCTGTTGTTTGATCGTATCCAAGAACTTTACCAATTGCAGTAACTCCAGTTCCAGTTGTTTGTGTGATTATAGAATCAGTGGTAAAAGTTGCACTGCTATATCCAGTTCCAACTAATCTTAAAGCGTAGGCTGCACTTGCTTTATCTAAACCTAATATAGATGAAGACCCAAATGCTTGTGGATTTTCAATAAGACCTATCCTAGAAATTTCATTACCAGTTATAAAATCAGGATTTTCCGAATCATTTTCAATGCGAGAATATACTAAAGCATTAGATGCTCCTAATTCTTTATAGATGTCTTTTCCATGTCCACCTTGTGGAGGAA